CCAAGCCCATGTCCTACTGGAAGGCATCGACCCCGAAGCGGGGCTTGTCAGCAACTGGAAGACCTACGCATCCGACCTGCACGACCTTTGGAAGGAGAGGGAAGAGGCGAGGATTATGGAAGAACTCGCCCATGACCGGGACATCCCTAAAGCCTTCCAACGCTATCAATCCATTCAAGCCGTTGAATCCAACGCCTCCGAATCCTTAGCCCATGAACTGGCAAAGGACTTTCTTGCCAACATGAACGAGGTCCGGGAAGGAAGACGCAAGGACCAAATCTACCAAACCTTCATCCGACCGCTCGACAACATCTGCACCGGGTTCAAGCCATCCGAGTTCATCCTCGTAGGTGGTAGGCCTGCAATGGGCAAGACCCTGCTCGCCCTCCAAATAGCAATGAATCAGGCCATGGCCGAAATCCCCGTTGTGTTCTTTACCATGGAAATGAGTGCAGACCAACTGACCCAGCGGATGCTCTCGAACCTCGGAACGATTGACGGTTCAGCATTCCTCAAACCTGACGAGCGAATCACTACGGAGCAGTTCCTGACCTTGGCACAAAAAGCCGACCAACTCAAAGGCAAGCCTCTCTACATCGTGGACTTGCACCAAGCAAACCTTGACCGCATCGAGGGCGAAATCGCTAAACTCAAGGCCAAGTTCGGAATCGTTGGCTTTTACCTTGACTACCTGCAACTTGTAGAACCCGCAAAAATCGACAAGCCCAAGCCCAAAATCGAGCAGATGACCAACATTTCCAAGCAACTGAAAGCAATCTGCAAACGCCAAAAGGTCTTTGGAGTCGTGGTTTCTTCGCTATCAAGGGCAACCGAAGGCAGGGCAGACCATCGCCCTATCATGTCCGACCTGCGAGAAACCGGGCAACTGGAATTCGATGCCGACAAAATCGCCTTTGTGTACCGCCCCTACGAACACGACAAGAGTGCAGAGCAGGACCTCATGGAGGTTATCTTCCGAAAGAACAGGAACGGAAGCCTTGGAATCGCCCAAGTCCAATGCCAACTACCTTACACCAAAGCAAACGAATATCCCCTATGAACATTCTCGCCTCAATCAGCGGTGGCCGTTCTTCGGCTATGATGTCCTACATCCTGCACACGCATCCGAAATACAAGGACGACAACAAGGTCTTTGTGTTTGCGAATACAGGGATGGAACGACCCGAAACGATTGAGTTTCTTAAAAACTGCGAGAAGTATTGGGGTTTAAACATTATCAAAGTTGAGGGCGTTTATTCCGAAACGATGGGCGTTGGGGTAGGTTACAAGGTGGTGGAATGGGACGAACTTGCAATGAATGCAGAGCCGTTTGATGGGGCGATAATGCACATGAATAAAGGCGAATATGAAGGATTGCCTCATTCAAACGTACCCTATTGCTCCAGTAGGATGAAAACAAGTCCCATCCAAAAGTTTGCAAAAGACTATTTTAAGACTAAAGACTTTGTAACAAGCGTCGGGTTTCGGGCAGAAGATATGCCAAAACGAATCTCTTGGCCCGAAATCAAGGCAGAGGACAAACGAATCTATCCGCTACTGACCGACTTTGAGAAACCAATCGGCCAGCGTGAACTTACGGAGTGGTGGCAGACACAACCCTTTAAACTGGGCATCCATTCCAAACTTGGCAACTGCGAACTTTGTTGGAAGAAGTCGGATAGGAACCTCGTTGAAACAATTCAACACGGAACCCGATTCGTGGAATGGTGGGCCAAGCATGAGCAGGCATACGGACACACAAGTTTTAGGGGCAACAAGTCCATCAACGATTATGTAAAGATGGCCCAGCAAGGAACCCCGATGGAATTTGATTTTGACCAAGAAGATTTTAATTGTATGTGCTAATGACACCCGAATACACCCTGCAAGCAGCCTGCGTCAAGTTGTTCAAACTCCTAAGGCCCCACGAAGAAGGGCGGTTGTTCCTGAACCTCAACAACCCCCGAAGCCGAACGAACGGTCATTTTCTCAAAGGCATTGGCCTGACCTCTGGAGTGGCCGACATGACCTACCTCTCCGATAAAGGAGCCATCTTCCTTGAGTTCAAAGCCGAAAAAGGCAAGCAGTCGCTCTCGCAGAAGTGGTGGCAGGGAGTCGTCCAAGACGCAGGCTACCGGTACGAGGTCATCCGAAGCATTGAGGATTTTCAAAGAGTGGTCGCAAGTGTGGAATAGATGTGTAGATTTGCGCTATACGCAATCGGATACAATGAATGATAAATCGTTCAATAAGTACCGTTATCGCATATAATGAATGATTAATCCGTCAGCCTTTGGGCTTACCAAACCTCCCCCATCGTCAGCCTATAACCTTACCAACCAAACCCCAAACCCATGAAAACCACACCAACCGATTTCCGACGCTGGCAACTTCACATTCGCAAAGAGTGCGTCAACTGCAACCGACCCGACAAAAGCGAAACCATCAAGGCTTGGTCCGTTAACTGGACCCTGCTCGGTCGAATTCTTCAAGCCAAAAACGCCTGACCATGGAATGGATTAAATGCTTGGACCGGATGCCGACACCTTACGAGCCAGTCCTGATATTCACGACCGACCTAAATCAAGCCTACGCATGGCTGGGCGACGGCCGTTGGTACTACGAACACCAAACGTGGTTCCTAATTGAAGTCAGCCATTGGATGCCCCTACCCCCAAACCCGTTCTAATGAAGTACGGTTCCGTTTGTTCAGGCATTGAGGCAGCCTCAGTTGCTTGGCATAACCTTGGATGGGAACCGCAATGGTTCTCCGAAATCGAGCAGTTTCCCTCCGAGGTATTAAAACACCGATTCCCAGCGGTTCCTAACTTGGGAGATATGACGACTATTAACCAAAACCCAATCGCAGATGAGCGACCAATTGACCTTCTCGTGGGGGGAACCCCCTGCCAATCTTTCTCCGTCGCAGGACTTCGCAAAGGTCTTGCTGACCCAAGAGGCAACCTCATGCTTACTTTTCTTTCAATCGCTGATAAATTCCGTCCCAAGTGGGTCGTGTGGGAAAATGTCCCCGGGGTATTGTCGTCCAACGGAGGAAGGGATTTTGGAACCTTCCTTGGGGCGTTGGGGGAACTCGGGTATGGGTTCGCCTATCGAGTTCTTGACGCTCAACACTTCGGAGTCGCCCAAAGACGCAGAAGGGTGTTTGTTGTCGGCTACCTTGGAGATTGGAGAGTTGCCGCAGCGGTTCTATTTGAGTCCGAAAGCCTGCAAGGGAATACTAAACCGAGCAGAAAAAAGGGGAAAGAGATTACCTCCAATGCTGAAGGAAGCGTTGGAGAGGCAGGCGATGTAAGTTGTGCAGGAGGAAATTTAAGCCCGACCGTTACAAGCAAATGGAAAACCGGATATGGAGGCCCAAGCGGTTCAAACGAAACGGGCAATATGGTTTATGCTCCAACCGTCATTGACCGTGCAGCATTCAACCAAGGCGAGAACGCACAATACGAGCCGAGGATTGAAACAGGAGAAACAATGTCATCGTTGGTTGCGAAAGGGCCACACGCAGTTGCCCAACCGATGGCCGTGGATTGGCGTACCGCACAAGTTGACCAAGGCATCACTCAAACGCTCAAAACCGACTTGGCCAAAATGAGTGGGCCTTGCATAGCCGTGGACACCTACAATTACACCACCAACGACCACACCACGCAAACCATTCGCTCACAATCCGATACCGAGCATATTGGAGCCGTGTTGCAACCGATGGCGTTTGACTGGCAATCAGGTGGCGATATGAGGGGAATGAATCTGCAAGAGAAGACGCAGTTGCAACGATGCCAAACCCCTGCGGTTATGCACTCAATGGCTATCCGAAGGCTGACCCCTAAGGAGTGCGAACGCTTGCAGGGATTCCCCGATGATTGGACAAAGATTCCATACCGAAACAAGGATGCCGACCAATGCCCCGATGGGCCAAGGTACAAGGCTTGCGGTAACTCAATGGCCGTCCCGGTCATGCGGTGGATAGGAGAGAGAATAAACTTAATCGAATCAATGCTTTAACCATGGACCTAATCTCACGCACCATACTCGGCTACACGGCAGAGGTTGTCGGAGTCAGCCCCGATGACATCTTGAGCGAAGTCAAGACCCAAGAACTGGTCCTTGCCCGAAGCATCTTTGCCGACATCGCCTATTCCGAGTACCTATACACCTACTGCCAAATCGGGCGTATCATCAAGAGGAACCACGCAACGGTGATGCATAACCTCGAAATCCTTGCGATAAACATGAGAGCGAGGCCTGACATCAAGTTCCTGCGTACACAGGTTTTAAACAGGACACGGGATTTTTTGCAACATTAGCGAGAACCCCATTCATCTTTGCGTGAGTGAACGCAGAGAGCATCGTCCTTGACCTTTATCGCAGCGGA